GTTATTGTAGGAACTTCTGATGATGTTCCAAAACCACCTGTTGATGTTGACGATTCTATGGAGATTGCTGAAATATATTTGGCACCATATCTATATAATCCAACTAATGATGTTAGGTTTAGATTGAATGACAATAGAAGATTTACAATGCGAGATATTGCTGCTATAGATAGGAGATTAAAAAATCTAGAGTCAACGACTAGTTTAAGTTTGCTAGAGTTAGATACAAAATCTTTACAGATACAGGATGCTGATGGATTAAGTAGATTTAAAACTGGATTTATTGCTGATAATTTTAAAAACAGTGATTTTATTAATACCAAAGATACTGATGTTAGATGTGATGTTGATGTTACAAAGAAAGAACTTATTTCTGCTGTTGATTTTTGGTCTATAAATCCACAGTTAGCTCTAGATTCTACAATAGATTATACGACTGCAGATTTAACTAGTAATCTAAAACTTTTAGACCCAAATGTTAGAAAAACTGGAGATTTAATTACTTTAAACTATGAAGAAATAGGTTGGTTAGAACAACCACAAGCATCTAGAGTTGAAAATGTCAATCCATTTAATGTAATAGAATATGTTGGTGGTATTTTATTAGAGCCAGCTGCAGATAACTGGGTTAGAACAATTTATATTGCAGATACAAGAACAGAATCAACAGGAGCACAATGGGTAGAACATGCAAACTCAACTACTGAAACTTTCGAGGAAACAAGACAACTTCCAGATACTACAAGAACTGTACCAATGTTTGGAGGATTTGTAGGTAGTCGAAATGGCCCGCTGGGGAATTGGACACAAACTGAAACAGTTCCTGGCGAAACAATACGAGAAAGAGTTACTAGAACTAATACAACTTATACCAATGTTTTAGAAGGTCCATCTAGAGAGTTTCAGTACGTTGAAAGTGTAAAAGTTTCTGGTGAAGCAGATCCATATATGAGATCCAGGAATGTCTTTTTTGCTGCTAGTGGATTAAAACCATTTACTAGACATTATCACTACATGGATAATATCAGTGGTCTTAATATAGTTCCAAAATTAGTTGAAATTGAAATGATTTCTGGTACTTTTAAAGTTGATGAGAATGTACGTGGTCATTTTAATGGTGATTCTATTTTTAGAGCACCAATAAGAGAACCTAGACGTAAGATAATGGGAACTGATGGTAAGATGAAATATTATAATGTAAATCCTTATAATAGAGAAGAGACTTTAGGAACTTCATATTCTTCTAGTTCAACAGTTTTAAATATTGGTGTTAGAGGAATGGCTTCTAATATTGAAGAATATGCTGGAGCTGTTGTTCCTGGGACTATAATATCTGGAGAAACTAGCGGCGCAATAGCTAGAGTTAAAGATGTCAGGTTGATTAGTGATAACTATGGGGACATCTTTGCAAGTTTCTTTATAAGAGAACCAAATCAAACTCCTCCACCAGATATAAGAATCAAAACAGGCCAAAGAACATTTAAAATAACAGCAGCTCCTCCTGGAGTTACTCCACTACCAGGTAGTACAACTTATGCAAGTAATGCTCAAGCACAGTATAGTGGAACTGGAACAATCTTAACACAAAATACAACTTCAGTTAATGTTAGAAATCCACCTAGACCTGCAGATAGAGCACCAACAGTAACTGAAACAAGAACTAGACTTAATAATGCAGGTGGTGGAGGAGGAGGACACGGTGGTGGTGGTAAAGACCCACTAGCACAATCATTTACTGTTGATGAAACTGGAGCATTTTTAACTGGAGCTGACGTTTATTTTGGTGCAAAAGACCCAAGTCAAAGATTATTTGTGGAACTTAGAACCGTTGAACTAGGAGTTCCTACTGATCAACTTGTTCAAGATTATGCAAGAGCAGTTCTAGAACCAGATGACATTCAAATTTCAGATGATGCTTCGATTCCAACAAGAATAACTTTCCCATCTCCCGTATATCTTGAGTCTAGAAAACAATATGCTTTAGTATTTTTAGCACCAACTTCCGATCTATTTGAAATGTGGGTTGGCACGATGGGTGAAAAAACGGTAAAAACTTCCAATCTTCCAGATGTTGAAAGTGTTGTTGTAACCAAACAATATAGTGGAGGAAGTTTGTTTAAATCTCAAAATGGAACAATATGGACAGCAAGTCAATATCAAGATTTGACTTTCAAACTTTATAAGGCAAAATTTGTTCCATCTGGAGATATTGTATATTACAATACTAAAGTTGATGCTGGAAATATCAACTCTGCATTACTTAAAAATAACGCGGTTAAAACTTTACCAAGAAAACTTATATTACCAGTCAATAATGAGACAACTAATACATCAAATCTACAGGTTGGAAGAAAAGTTGGAGAAGGATCAGTTAATGCTACAGGTATAACTGGGATTATTGAAAGAGTTGGTAGTGAAGTATCAACTGTTGGAATAGTAACAGGTGGTAATGGATACGTTGCTTCCCAAACTTATAATAATGTTCCATTATACTCATTGTCTGGTAATGGGCAAGGAGCGACTGCAACTATTATAACTTCAGCATCTGGGACAGTAAATTCTGTATCAATAACTGCTGGATCTAAAGGAAATGGATATGTTATTGGAGATGCTCTTGGAATAACTACAAGTAGTTTGACAAAGGGTTCTGGAGCTGTATTAAGTGTATCGGCTATTAATGGTGTTGATACATTATATCTCACAAATGTTCAAGGAGAATCATTTACATTAAATCAACCAGTTGTATATTACTCTGGAAGTACTCGTGTAAGTTCTGGGACAACGGTTAGATCTGCTTCTTCTCTGTTAGATTACATCTATTCTGGCAATGTTTTCCAGATTAATCAATATAATCATGGAATGCATGGTGCTAATAATCTAGTTAAGATTCAAAATGTTAAACCAGATACTGTTGCGTCTCAACTAACTTCCGAATTAAGCACTAGTGCAACTACAGTATCTGTTGCATCTACAGTTCCATTTGGAACTTTTGAAGGAGTTTCTACTAGTAGAGGTTATGCCTTGATTGAAAATGAGGTTGTTTCATATACAAATATCACTGGTGGAGTTCTTGAAATAGGACAAAGAGGTGTTAATGGAACTTCTATTATTCCACACCCATCTGGATCTGTTGTATATCCATATGAGATTAATGGAGTTTCTTTAACTAAGATCAATAAAACATTTAATCTTCCAACAAATCAGTCGCTTAAAAATGGTCAAACTTTAGATAGTTATTATTTGGAGTTTGATAGAGAAAATAGAGCATATAGTGGTAATCAAATTAGTTTTGCTGATGAAAAAACTTTGGGTGGAAATCAAATTCAAGTCTCTCAAAATCATCAGTTTAGTACTATTATCCCACAGTTTAATGTGATTACTCCAGGAAAAGGAACTGAAATTTCTGCACAAATAAGAACTATTAGTGGCACAAGTGCTGGTGGATCGGAAGTTTCATTCTTAGATCAAGGATATGAACCCATTACATTAAATAAAGAGACTTTCTTGACAACACCAAGAATGGTTGCATCTCAAGTAAATGAAACTGCAAGATTAACAACATTACCATTGAATAAATCTTTGACCATGAGAGTTAAACTAAAATCTGAAGATTCAAATCTATCACCAGTTTTTGATACTAGAAATGGTATTTTCATTCTTGGTAGAAATAGATTAAATAACCCAATTGCTGATTATTCTACAGATGATAGGTCTAATAGAATCTCGGGAGATCCACATAGTTCTGTTTACATATCTAAGAGAGTTGATTTAAAACAACCAGCAACTTCTCTACAAGTTTTAGTTTCGGCATATAGACCTCCTAACGCAGATTTTAGAGTTTTATATAAACTTTATAAGTCAGATTCAAGTGAAGTTGATCAATCATATATTTTATTCCCTGGATATGATAATCTAAGAGACACTAATGGTGATGGATATGGAGACTTAGTCATAGATCCATCAAAAAATAGTGGAAGAGCAGATGCATATGTAAGGGCAAGTCGTGCTGATGAATTTTTAGAATATCAGTTTTCAGCTCATGATTTAGATCCATTTACTGGATTTGTTGTTAAAATTGTAATGTCTTCTAAAAATGAATCTGAAGTTCTTAGATTTAAAGATTATAGAGCTATAGCTTTGGCATAATATTATGATACCAGTAGAAGGACACAAAAATCTTTACAGAGATGAGCAAAGTGGAGCAATTGTCAACTGTGACTCTTTTGGTTATTCCCAATATATGAAAATAAAAAGTGAAAAAAGAAAACAAAAAGAAGAAATAGAGCAAATTAAAACTGATATTGAAGAGATTAAATCTTTATTAAAGGAGATTCTGAATGGACCCCAAAGAAGTTGAACTTAGTTCGATTGATAAGTTATTTGAATATGAAAAACATGCAAGACTTATTGATGACTTAGATATTGAGGAGTTAAAAAAGTTTGCAAAGTTGTATTGCAAACTTTATTTGAAACAACAAGAAGTCATCTCTAATTTTAAGATATAAATACACTTTAGGATCTTTGTAGTAAATATGGCAAAGCCAGCTAGTAGACAACAACTTATAGATTACTGTCTAAGAAGGCTGGGTGCTCCTGTATTAGAGATTAATGTCGATGATGATCAAATAGATGATCTTGTTGATGATGCACTCCAGTACTTCCAGGAGCGCCATTTTGATGGCGTGGAAAGAATGTATTTAAAATATCAAATCACTCAAAGTGATATTGATAGGGGAAGAGCAAGTGCAAAACCTCCAGTTGGACCAGGTATTGTAACCTCAACTGCGGTATCAACTTCAGGAACGACTCATAACTGGTATGAAGCTTCAAATTATATTCAAGTTCCAGATTCAGTGATTGGTATTGAAAATGTATGGAAATTTGATACTAGTTCAATTTCGAGTGGAATGTTTAGTATTAAATATCAACTATTTTTAAACGATCTTTATTATTTTAACTCGGTTGAGTTATTACAATATTCAATGGTTAAATCATATCTTTCTGATATTGACTTTTTACTCACTACAGATAAGCAGTTAAGATTTAATAAAAGGCAAAATAGATTATACATGGATATTGAATGGGGGGCACAAACTGCTGGTAATTTCATTGTTCTAGATTGTTATAGGATTTTAAATCCAAATGAGTTTACCAAAGTTTATAATGATAGTTTTTTGAAGAAGTATCTAACATCACTGATTAAAAAACAATGGGGTCAAAACTTAATTAAGTTTAGAGGTGTAAAACTACCAGGTGGTATAGAATTAAATGGCAGAGAAATATATGATGACGCTGTCAGAGAGATTGAAGAACTCAAATCAGTAATGAGTTTAGAGCATGAACTTCCACCTTATGATTTTATTGGATAATGGCACTTAATCCTTTCTTTATTCAGGGAACACCTTCAGAACAAAAACTTGTTCAGGATTTAATCAATGAACAGTTAAAGATTTTTGGTGTAGAGGTTGCTTACATTCCAAGAAAAATTGTTCGAGAAGAAAAAGTTATTAGAGAAATAACATCTTCAAAGTTCAATGATAACTTTATGATTGAAGCATATGTTAGCACATATGACGGATATTCAGGAGCTGGAGATATTCTTACAAAATTTGGAATGAGTTTACGTGATGAAGTAACTTTAGTAATCTCTAGAGAGAGATTTGAAGATTTTATATCTCCATTTTTAGAAAGTATGGACGATGCAGAAATTCCTCTTGCATCACGTCCAAGAGAAGGTGATATCATCTATTTTCCTCTAGGTAAAAGATTATTTGAAGTTAAGTTTGTAGAACATGAACAACCATTTTATCAGTTAGGAAAACTTTATGTCTATGAACTAAAATGTGAGTTATATGAACTTGAAGATGATATTGGTGGATGGGAAAGCCTCAACACAACCGTTGATGAAATTGATAAAACTCTTGAAACTCAAGGTTATATTAATACACTTCAACTATTTCCATATGCTTATGGTGCGACTGCAACGGTTGGTATATCTAGTGGATATGTAAGAAGAGTATTCCTTAATAATGACGGATATGATTATACATCAACACCAACGGTCTCAATAAGCACAGCTCCTTCTGGCGGTATAAACGCAACAGCAGTTGCTATTACTTCATGCAAAGGTGGAGTTTGTTCTATTAATCAAATATTACTAACAAATCCTGGATCTGGATATACGACAACTCCAACGATAACTATCACTGGTGGTGGAGGTGCTGGAGCTGCTGCCACATGCGAGATTGTTAAGAACTCTTATGGAGTAAATCAGATCTCAATCGGAAGTAGTGGTGGTTATGGATATGTAAATGCACCATTAATATCTTTTGCAGTACCACCATCTGGATATATTGCAAGGGGAAGGGCAGTTGTCAGCGCGGGAAATACAATATCTCAGATTCTCATTTCTGACGCTGGAACAGGATATGTTGGAATACCAACGGTTTCAATAGGATTACCAACATTACCTACTGGAATAGGAACCTTTATCTTTAATGAAGTTGTTACTGGATCAATTTCTGGAACAACTGCAAGGGTTAAGTCTTGGGATAAAGATACTGGTGCTCTTGAGGTTGGTATTGATAATGGGGAATTTATAGGTGGAGAACTAATTGTAGGGAGCAAATCTTCAGCAACGTATTCACTGAAAAAGTATATTATAAGTAATATGTCGGATAAATATGAAGAAAATGATGAAATCGAAGCGGAAGCGGATCTCATTATAGATTTTTCAGAATCAAATCCATTCGGTAATTATTAATGTTAGGAACCTACTATTATCATCAAATCATACGAAAGACTATAGTTGCTTTCGGAACTTTGTTTAATCAAATTTATATCAAACATTTAGATAATAATGATGATGTTTATAATGAAATAAGGGTTCCAATATCTTATGGTCCAACTCAAAAGTTTCTAGCACGTTTAAAACAACAGGCAGATTTAAATAAACCTGTTCAAATTACATTGCCAAGAATGTCCTTTGAAATGGTATCTTTACGATATGATCCAACTAGAAAAAGTAATATAACACAATCATTTAAATCTCAAGATGGAGATAAGTTAAAAAAAGTTTATTTACCTGTTCCATATAACATTGGATTTGAAGTTAGCATTTTGACCAAACTTAATGACGATGCTTTACAAATTGTTGAGCAGATTTTACCAAACTTTCAACCATCATTTAATATTACTGTAGATCTTGTAGATTCTATTGGAGAAAAAAGAGATATTCCTGTTGTATTAGATAATATCTCGTTTCAAGATGATTATGAGGGAGATTTTTCAACAAGAAGAGCTTTAATATACACATTACAGTTTACTGCTAAAACTTACCTATTTGGACCTATTTCAAGTACTACAGATGGTCTTATTCGTAAGGTTCAAGTTGATATGTACAATCAATTAGATCCTACAACAGCAAAACGTGAGATGAGATATACCGTTGTCCCAGATCCCATAGATGCAAGTCCAGGAGATGACTTTGGTTTTAGTGAGAATTTTGAGTTTTTTGATGATTCTAAGACCTATAGTGCTCCACGTCAAATGGATATTTAATGGTATAACAAAATATGGCAAATTATGAAAGTATTGATAAAGCACTCAATATAGAGAGTAACATAATCAATGTAGAAAAAATAGAACAAGATATTGAAATATCCCCAAGTACAAATACTGATATAAAAAAAGATTATGAGTACACTAGAGCTAATTTATATTCATTGATAGAAAAGGGACAAGAAGCAATTAATGGGATCATGGAACTTGCTGGTGAAACTGATTCGCCAAGAGCATATGAAGTTGCTGGACAGTTAATAAAAAGTGTTGCCGATACGACAGATAAACTCATAGATTTACAAAAGAAACTAAAAGATGTAGAAGAAACGACTAATAAAACAACTAATAACGTTACTAATAATGCAGTATTTGTTGGATCGACATCAGATTTATCAAAACTACTGAAGCAAGGTTTTCTAAATAATAAAGACTAGTATGGTTTTTCAATGAGTTGGTCTGGAAAATATAAAAGATCAATAAACTGTGATAATCCCCAAGGATTTTCTCAGAAAGCTCATTGTGCTGCTCGTAAGAAAAGGCAAAAAGGTGAGGAGACCAAATCAAAATCTCCGTTCAATGAAATGCATCAAGTAAAGACTCATAAATCAGTTGAAGAGATTGCAAAAAAACATCGCCTTGAAGTTTCTTTTATAAAAAATCAACTTGAAATGGGTATCCCAATTGAATATGAACATACAAAAGATAAAGATCTAGCTACTGATATTGCTCTTCAACATCTTGACGAAATTCCAGATTATTATACTCGTTTGAAAAAGATGGAATCTGATGCCAAAAAAGAGCACAAAAAGTTTAAAGATATGTCTGAAGGAACTCTTCACCATTGGTTTAGAGGTTCTAAATCAAAAGGTGGAAAACCTGGATGGGTTCAAGCAGATGGTTCTCCTTGTGCTAACGAACCTGGAGAAACTAAAACACCAAAATGTTTTAGTAGTGGTAGATTAAAATCACTTAAAAGAAAAGGTAAAAAGGGGTTGGCACTTATTAAGTCTGCAGTAAGACGTAAAAGAAGTAAAGATAAAGGACAACAAGCAAAAAGTGGGGCTGCAGCACCAACTAATGTTCCAACTTTTGCTAAAGGTAGAAAAGATCCAAATTATGTAAAAGCAGAACCAGGAATTAAAGAAGCAATGGAACTTAACGAAGCAAAAAAAGATAGACCTGGAAAGGGTAGTGGAACTAAAGATGCTTGCTATCATAAAGTTAAAGCAAGATACGATGTTTGGCCAAGTGCATATGCTTCAGGAGCATTGGTTAAGTGCCGTAGAGTTGGTGCAGATAATTGGGGTACAAAATCTGAAAGTACTGACTCACTCAATTATGATTGGGATACCCCTATTCGTGAGAGAGCGGATAGATACTGCCCAAAATGCAATAAACTTGAAACAAGAAACGAATGCAAGTATGGAAAAAAATATTGGGACATGTTTTCTCTACCAGCAGAGATAATCACTTCAAAAAAAGATTATAATATAACAATGCCTCATCCTGGAAATATGCCAGAAGGTTATGATCATGAGTATTCAATGGCTCGTTCAGAACTTTCAACTATTATTTCTGCAGCAAAAAGACTTCGTAAAAAAATGAAAAAAGGTGAGGGAAATATTGAAGCGTGGGTACAATCAAAAATTACAAAAGCAGCGGATTATATTGATACTGCTGCAGATTATGTTGATAGTGGTGAAATGAAGGCAGAAAATGTATCTATTGAAGATGCAAGAGGCAAAAGTTATGCTGAGTTTATTGATCTTATCAAACCAGAACCATTAAAACCAAGTAAAGGTATTGGCAGTAAACTACTTGGTGAAGGAATTAGTCCAACTATCCCAGGAGGTCAATCTCCATATAAGTATCCAACTCTCCCACAAGAAGATCCAGAAAATGTTCCCATCAGATTAATAAAAGGCAAAGAACCAAAACTACCACTTGCACAAAAAAATGTAAGAACACAAGTTGCTCATTATGAACCAGAAGGAGAATTAATTGATGAGGCAGGTAAAAAGTGTTGGTCAGGATATAAAAAGAAGGGAACACAAGAACTATTTGGTAAAAAATACAATCGTTGTGTAAAAGCAGAAGGTTTTTCAAATTGGAGGGCAGATTTTGGTTTATCAGAAGATTGGCAATCCGTCAATCGTAAAGACAAAACTGATGGTCTAAGTCAGGCAGCAGTTGATGCTTATCGTCGTGAAAATCCAGGATCAAAACTTCAAACTGCGGTAACTGAAAAGAAACCAAAAGGAAAACGAGCAAAGCGTCGTGCTAACTTCTGTCGTCGTATGAAAGGTATGAAGTCTAAACTGACTTCTGCAAAAACTGCAAGAGATCCAGATTCAAGAATCAACAAAGCCCTTCGTCGTTGGAACTGTAACTAAAATGAAATCATTCAAAGACTTTTTAACGGAAAGCATCAACATCGCTGGAGATTTCAATGGAAATCTCTATGTAAATAGTTCTGATGTTCAATCACAACCAGTTGGAGAATCTTTTCTTGCTGATGTAGTTTGGCAGGGAAAGTTATATCGTATGGAAGTGGAAGGAAAGATGATGGATAAAAATGCACTTGCTGAACAACTTCAAGGAGAATATCCTGGAGCAATTGTTCATAACATTTACCCATCAACCACAAATTCTTTAAAAGTAAAAAGCGCACAAAGATATCAACCAGAAAGACTAACTTGGACTGATTAATTATGGCTCAATTTAATAAAAACACGCAAGACTTTCT